CCTCTGCCGGTGCATCAGCCAGCTTGGCCGTGTTAACTAGCATCGCAGACATATTCCAGTTAAACTGGCTCATAAACCCTACACCCCACTCGGCGTAGTCTTCTGGGGTCATCTCTTTAGCTTGTAGCGGTGCAAGGCGCATTGGCCCGGGTTCACGCGGTTGGTTGTGTCCCATGTAATCGTGAAGGACTTTTGAAGCAGTAATCCAGTAGGGGTCATCAATTTGCGAACCCTCGGGCAACTCGCCTTGGGATGCTAGGAAATCACGCTCAATGATTTGGCTGGGAAGCGCGCGCACCGCGCCCCGGGATAGGTCATAGGCCGCAGCCTCTTTGCTCTCTGCCTCTATGTTGTCCGGGTACTCGCCCCACGGCAGAGGCATTTCGCCGATATGCTCACGCACCTCTCCAGTGATGGGGTCTTTGAACACATAACCATCATGGCCTTTGTTTGTGAAGTATTCAGAAAATGTCGCGCTTAAATCATCCATTACTGATTAAACTCCGCTGGCAGTAACCCTTCAGCCTCAAGCCTGTTTGCTAATTCAAGTAAGCGAAGAAGGCTTGTTTTAACGTCTTCATTTGTGGCTGCGTTAATTTGGCTGTTGAGTGAGTTTCTGGTGTAGCCGGTCAGGTCGTTAAGAGCGGCGTCAACCCAGCTATCCTGTTCTGGCTGGGCCATCGCATCGAAGTTTGCGTCAAGCCAATCTATTGCGTTGAAGCTTTGCCCTTCATCTTCGCTATCTCTACGCGCCTTGCGCATTGCAAGCTCCACCTTGTTCAAAGTGTTCCACTCCCAAGATTGAAGCACAGAGCGGTCTGCCACCATGCCGGTGGGCAACTGCAAACGCTTTCTGGTTTCGGTCAAAGCTTCAGCAAAGTTCGTGTCCATTCGGGCGCGAACTGTGGTACTGTAAGCTTTCCAATCCTCATAACTTAGCTCGTTATTTAAAAGGTGGTCATTCAAATCTACCAGTGTCAGGGTCAAGTCAAAGTCGTTAATCTTAGTATCAATGGCGTAAATTGTGGTCGGGTCTGAAGCCAGTGCAAATGGTTCTCGCCCACTTATCTTCACTACCATTGCTTCAAGCTCACGCGCTCGAGCGGCATCAACAAATCGCATTCCAGAAATTGCTATTTCAAAGTTGTTTATGGCGGCATCTGGGTCGTCTTTATAGTTCATTAATGCTCGGTTTGCGTCTTCTTCGTAGCTTTCTTTTAGCGCCTCGTTTTCGCGTATCGCTCGGTCTTGTATCGTTATGTTGTCATTTACCGTTTGCAGCCATGCTGTTCGCGCCATTTCAATAACTGCTGAACGGTCGTTTGGGTCCGACAAAAGCCCCAATGCATTTTTAATATTGTCAGGCAATAAGTCAGAGTTATTGCGAATTTGAGTGTAAATTTCATGCGGATTTTGTGAGTCCAAAACAGCGTTGCCAATTAGTTGTTTTGAAGCGTTCATCACTGCATCATCAAAAGCTTTATCTAAAACCTTAATCTCGGAAGCTGTATAATTATATGCAATTGCTTCGTTTAAAATAATTTTCTTTGTTGCTTTTAAAGTTTCGCTAGTAAGCGCAACCTCAGTGACAGAACCGTCTGCATCTCTTTCAACAACGCCATATTCCAGCATGTCAGGAATACTATCCAAAGTCAGAAGCAGTGAGGCTTGCCAGTTTGCTTTGGCCTGAGCTTGGGACTTGGTTATGTAAGACGAATGATAACTTGAATACTTCGCATTTCCAAACACGCCTAAACGCGCCCTAAACTGCCGTGCCATCACCGGGCTGGTATCATCAAAGGTGGCGCCAAAGCCGTGGATGGCGGCGTTTATATCGGCCTCAACACTTGCCGGATTAGCCCCGGAATTTTCTCCGGCCAACACAATTGAGTTTATCTGTTCCTTTGCAGCAAGCTCCAGATTGTCAGACGTTATCTGTATCGCCGCACGCCGTGCTGCGCGGTCGAAAACTGTATCATCGCCACCGGGGAGCAATATTTCTTCGCCGCTTTGTTCTGCCGCTTGAAGCTGTTCTATTGTCGGGGCGTTCTCCGCCCCATACTCCAGACCGTCCCGCTCTGCCTTTTGCTTTGCTTGCTGGAGAAAAAAGCTGTTCATCCGCGACAAAGAGTTTTCAAGCTGGTTCAGACCTTGCGCAGTTGCTTGCGCCGTTGCCGAGGTTATTTCCGGCACTCTAAGCTGAAAACTTGCGGGTCTGGTTCTAACACTTTCAGCCATTATTCTGACGCCTCCGAGCCTTCAGCACTGCCGCCATAACTCGCCGCTTGTGACCCGACCATTAAAGCATCACCCGCCGCTGAAAGCGTGCCGGTAATAAGTGCCGTGCGACCGGCTTTGCGCAGATCGGCTGATTGCTGCTTGCCGCCGGAAAGTGCAAGACTTGCACTGTCAGATGCCGTGCTAAAATCGGTCACGCCGCTGCGTAGGTTGTAGGTATTTATAAGGTCTTTAGTCTGCCCAGGGACCAGCGCTTGGACACCGCCAGAATATCCACGCGCTACTGTGGCAGAGATTGCAGCCATTGCATTGTCGAGAGCTTGCGTACCTTCGCGTGTGTATGCCACCGCGTCAAGCCGGGACTTAATAATCGCGTTTTTTGCTTTGGCATCATATTGCTGCTTTTGGCTATATGCCTTGCCTACACCAGAAGCAAATGTAACTCCGGCAATGATGTATGGAATAGCCTGTCCCATCTACGCCCCCACGCTAACTTTGTAATCCAAGGCCAGCACTGTCATAAAAACAGGCTGACTTTGACTGATTGTGATTTGTGCATCTCGGTCGTACCCTAAAAACCCTTGCGTTTTCTTAGAGCCGGTAAAGGTTGGAACCGCGCCAGTGCCAGAGAGGGGCAGGGTGGTGAGGTCTATTTCCTTTGAATTAATCGTCAGGTTCTGGGTGCGATACAAAATAGGAGTGACTTCCAATATGCGCCGCCGCGTGCCTTGCGCAGAACCGCTTTGCATACGAGGCTCAAAAGGTTGGGTGACCACTGTAGCCGTGTAGCTCAGACCGGCCTCGGCATAGCTTGCTGGCACGCCGCCGAGCGTGGCATTGCCAGACGCGACCGTGCGGTCAGTATCCACAATATCGTCGCGGATTAACTTGACCGTCTTGCCTTCCAGATGACTTAACCCACCAGCCGTTGTATTGGTTGGCAGCGCCTGATCGGGGGACGCTGCCCCAGAGTAGTATTGAATCGCGCTGTCAGTGGTGCGGTCATCGTCAAACACTTCCAGATAATACTTGGCGGCGCCCCCTATGGTGCGTTTAACCACTGTGTAAATTGTGTCCAAGTCAACAGCAACATCGACAAAATCGCCGTCCGTTGACCACGAAGCCGGAGCAACGATTTGCTGAGAGCGGTTTAATGTAAAAGCGGTGATGCTGCCGGTAAAACCGGCGCTGGCTGCGCGATACCCGGTAGAGCTAGTGCCGTTAACAATAAGCAGCAAATCGCCCTCAGTGGTGTCTGTAGCGCTTCTGAGCGCCATTCTCTGAGGGTCAACCAACATATGCGAGGAAAGCAGCGAGATATTGTTTGCCACATAGTTAAGCTCAACATCGCTAAACAGCATTTCACGCAGGGCTTTTCCCTGCCGCTGGATAAACAGCGTACCGCCTTCAATCGCTTGTGGCAGTATTCCATATTTGCTTCCCCGGTTGGTCGCCGCCTTCACAGTGATGTTTGACGGCGTTATCGGGTCCAAGGTTGCTTGGGGAATAAAGAACTCACCGCCCTCGGTGAAAATCTGCAAATCGCGCCCAGACCTGACGCCGGTAATTGCGTTGACCGTGTCGGTTGCCAAAGTGACAATGATGGCATCATCATCTAGCCCCTCGGCCACACTGAAGTCAAAAAAGTTTCCGACCTTGGAGCCAAACAATGTGGACGGTTGTGAATAGCTGCCGCCAAAATACAAGCGGCCTTCGTGAAAAGAGCAAGTGCGAGGCCATCCCCGAGTGTTAGACCAAGCGTCCTCATAACCGCTTTCTATTTCCCACTCGCCGGAGCCAATTGCAGATGTGCTAAAGAACGGTATTTCGACCGTAGCCTCGACCACCGTAGCGCTAGTGTACGCGGTTATCTTGGCGCGGCCAAAGCCGTTTAAAACATTGACATACTGATCGACGTTAGACGATGAAAACGCGCTGCCGCCAGCGGTCAGCGTGATGTTGCCGGACGTAGCAGAAGCGGTCAGCGTCTGGCTGACGGTTGATGTTGACGCAGTAAATTGTTGCTTGGGAACCGCAGGGCTAACCAACGACACAGTCCAAGTTGTATTGTTTGCACCCCGCACGATTTTAAACGGCGCGAAGTTTTCGTTTACAACAATCAATGTATCGGATGACTGCGTGTAGTACGTTGTATCCATATCGATTGTGGTCGCGCCTTTAAGCGTACCGACCGCATAGTCTAGATAGGAGTTCCCAGAGCCGTTGATGTTTGTGAGTAGGGTTTGCGCGGCATAAAAGCGAAAGCGGATTGTGCCGGATGCTGTCTGCACTGAGGCCACAATCATAAAGTTTTGGGTGGTAGAAAACTCAAAGGGGATAAGCATGACCCCATTGTTTGGATTGTCAGCGGTCAGATCGGTCAAAAACTTCAAGCCCGGTCGGCGAGAAAAGCCGCCCTGTGGTTCAAATTCCACATTCTCTGCCAAATCCACAGAGGCAAAGTATTGGTTTAAATCGATGCGCCCCCGCAAAAGCGGATCAATCTCACCAATTGTGAAGGAAGACTGATATTGCTGGATGCGGCTCATCGTACCTCGGCAAGCATGTAATCGGTTATCGGCGCGGCCATTTGTCCGGCGCTGTCGATGTTAGAGGCTTGCCGGAAAAAACCGCCGCGCAGCCCCTCGCTAGGTGAGCCTAATGCAACCGTGCGCCAATACTCGGCCTTGCTGGTCTGATCGGTAATGACCTCGGCTAAGTGCCACGCCATTTGATAGCTGAGAAGGGTGACGAAATATGTGGGCATGTTGCCCTCAGAGACAGTCTTTTGGTAGTCGATAAAAATGGTGGTTTCTTCTGTCATCAAAACAGTTCCACCCGCTGCCGCCTGATTTATTTCCCAGTTTTTCGTGATTGGCGCACCGGCATTAGCACTGGCGCGAACCGCCCGGGGAACCCCGGTAATCATGTCATTTGGCAAGGTAAACTGATACGACCATTCACTGGTTGGAGTGGCCGTTTGCTTGGTTAGCTGCGCCTTACCCAAAGTAAAAGACCAAGGGTACATTCCCAAGGTCGATAACTTTACTTCATCGTAAATTGTGCTGCACGCCGTGGCGCTAGCAGAGCCGTCTGAAAAGCTGGTAATGGCAGATGCCCCCAGCAATAGTAACGCCTTATTACAAATTGAAACGTCAGTATCACCGCTAGCCATAGGCGCACTCCTAAAGGAAAAGCGAGGGCGTTGCCGCCCCCGCTATGTATCTTAGTCGCTGTCAGTAACCGCGATTGTTACGCCATCGCCAACGTCCACAACGCCAGAAGCGTTGCTGACCACAACGTGCCATGAGGCTGTTGCAGTGCCGCCGGTTGACGCCCAGCTATAGATGAGGTCGCCGACAGAAACTTCATCTGCGACATCATTAAAATAGCCAGCGCCATCAATTGCAGTTTTGGCGTCAGTAGAGGTGTAGCTCCACATTGCCGAGGCTGTACCTTTTTTGGCTTGACCTCCAATAGGTGACCATCCAGTGCGTGAAAAAGCCATGATTAAGACTCCCGAGTTGTGATATCGACAATACCGTCAACATCGATTGCAACTGCACCCATCGACAGGCAAGACGCGACTAGATAGCTGGTCTTCTCAGCAATCCAATCAATTTTTGTCGTGGGGGCCATACCGACCGCACAGCCAACAGCGCTCTTGTGGAAGGCAAAGTTTGTACGGTCGTTTGAGCCGTCTTTCGCCAGACCACCCTCATCACGGTCACCAAGCACATGGATGGTAAAGCCCATGAAGCTGTTGATGTCGCCGCGCTGAAGCGCTTGCAGTTGGTTGAAGTCGGCGCTTACTGCGCGTTCATCTGCCAGCAATGATG